GAGCTCGAGGCTGCTCTCGCGCGCATCGAACGTCATGACACGTCATCCCGCAGCGCCTGCAGCGTGACGCGCGCACGCGCGACGCCGGCGATGTCCGTGAGGTGCTCGATCTCGACCTCATCGGACTGCCCGCGCATGAGGGCCATGAACGAAATGCGCAGCACGTTCGCCGGCGAGATCTCGACGCCCGGGCCGGTGTCGATCGAGAGCTGCTCGCGCGTGGCGGAGAGCTCCTGGGCGGCGCTGATGCGCCGGTGGATCGCCGTGCCGTTCACCAGTTCGATGCGGATGTCCCGGCGGCCGTTTACACCGAGGCCGAATCGGGTGTAGCCCGTGTGCTCGACGGTGAGCGCCGTGGAGGCCGCCCCCGTCGTCTCGAGCAGGACCAGATCCTGCGCGTGGGTGGGCACCCACACCGACTGCAGCCGGCCGGCGAGTGCATAGATGACCGAGCGCAGCGCCGAGTGTTCGGAGATCCCGGCGGCGAACCACGCATGCTCGCGCACCTCGAAGGGCTCGTCGGCACTGTCGACGATGAACGGCAGGCTGGCGCCATTGTCGAGCGTCCTGAGCAGGCGCTCGAACGTGCCGGTGAGGTCCTGCGCCTCGTCAGGGCGCTGCTCGAGCACCGGGTGGCTGCGGTAGGTGGTCGCGAACGACGTGGCCGGCCAGTCGCTGGTCTCGTTCACGAGGAACGTCGCGGCGATCTCCTCGACCCGGTCGGTCTTTCGCGTGCGCGCGGGCTGCTCGGCGAACAGGGCCGAGCGCGCCGGGTAGAACTTCGTCGCGGCGGGCCAGGCCGCGAGCGTCGGGCGCACGAGCGTGAGCGCAGTCGGCCCGACAGTGTCGATCTCGACCGTCTCGGCCTGATCGGCCGCCTGGCCGCGCAGCACCGCGATGCCGCCGGCGCGAAAATCGCGTCCGGTGGTCTCGCAGGTGATCGACGTCGCGCCGAGCGAGACCGGCCCGGTGAGCACCTGCACGTCGTGCCAGACCGGCATCGCCCAGGACTTGCCGCCCCAGCCATGCATCATGTTGTCGGCCATGGAGCGCTCTCGGCCCTCGACGACGAAGCGCACCTCGTAGGAGCGGCGCGGTGCGAGCCTGTTCTGCCGGCGCTGCTCGGCGCCGGTATCGCTCTGCAGCAGGTCTGTGTTCCACACGAGCCGCTCGAGGATCGGCGTCGCCCAGTTCGGCTGGAAGCCCCAGAGCACGATGCGCGCGCCGGTGACGAGCAGCTGCACGTCGTTCGCCGGGTCGTCGAAGTCCCAGGTGACCGTGACATCGACGGTGGGCGGTCCGTCCGGCGCGACCGTGACCTCCCAGATATCCCAGTCGCGCGCGCCGAAGACCATCGGGAACGTGTCCGGGCCGTCGATCGAGAACCCTTCGGCCGTCCCGTCGATGCCGTTCAGCGTCATCGGCTCGAGGTAGCTGTTCCAGACGTCGATCTCTTCGATCTGTGTGGAGACGACGTTCCCGAGCGCCAGCACCCGCGGCGTGATGTGGATGCGGTGGTAGTAGTCGTCGGAGAACTGCCGCGCGACCTGGCCGGAGATGGCGTGCGCGTTGCTGGCCGACACCGGCAGCTGCGAGGTCAAGCTGCCCTGGGCGCCGGCGCCGCAGATCGACTCATACGGCGGCCAGTAATCGACGGCGAAGGCATTCAGGCCGAGGCCGATGAGGACGTTCTCGACGCTACCCAGCCCGGAGTTCACGACCTGGCCGGCAATCACCGCCATGATCAGGACCCCGTGTAACGCACCGCGAAGCCCATCGTGCCGGAGTGCGTAATCGGCGACCCGCTGCTTCCGTTTCGGCCTGCGGTGTTCTTGCGGTACCAGGGGTACAGCTTCCACTGATCTGTACCCAGGGTGATGATGTCCCCGGGGTTGTGGTAGTCGACCCGGCACAGGCGCACGTGGCGAAGATCGGCCAGCAAGCTGACCTTGTTGCCCGAGCTGCGCGGTTTGAACACCGGCATCGGCAGCAGGACCGTCTGGTCGTTCCACGTGTTCGGCAAGAGATTCAGCAGCGGCGCAACCGCCGACCACGCCCAGGCCGTCGGCGTTGAGCCATTCGGCGGCGTCCACCCCACAGCGTCGATGCCGTTATGGATGAACGAATTAATGCTGTTGAGCGGCGCGCCGGTAAAGGACGTCGTGTTGTAGAACAGCCCATGCATGAGCGTCTGGTTGCCGGTGTTGGCGCCGTTCGGGCCCCCGATCCACTGCCCGGTTGGCCCCGGCAGGTTGTTGCACGCCGCCGCATACCAGACGCCGGTCCCACCGATATCCGCGATGTCGGACTGCCCCCACGCCGCCCACTGGAAGTCGTTGGTGTTGTAGTTCACGACCACGTACACCTCGTCCGGCGAGGTGTTGATGTGCAACTCGTAGGTCACCGGGTACGAGACGGTGATGCTGGCGAGATTGAAGGCGACCCGAACGACCGAAGGACCGGGGCCGGTCAGGTTGTTGCCACCATCGACCCCCGTGCCGCCGAGGAAGCAAATCGTCTCATCGACCACGGTCGTCTCGATGTGGACATCGCCCTTGTGCAGGACATTGCCAGAGAGCGTCCAGCCGTTGCCCGTGCAAGCCGAGCGAATCGACGACATCAGCGCCGAGATGCTGCCGGCCGAGCCGGTGACGTGAGCCATTAGCGAGTCCTCACGGGTTCGGGTCCAGCTTCATCGCGTAGTAGTCGATGAACCCGGTGCGCGCCACGTCCTGGATGACCACGTAGTCATCGCCGCCGATGTCGAGCGTGTTCTCCACGGCGTTGTCGAAGCCCGTGATGGCGTAGATGCCCTCGAGCTCCCCGAACACGTTCGCCGAGTTGTCGTGCAGCACGACGGGCAGCAGCGGGTAGGTTGTCCCACTCGGGCGGGTCGAGTAGTTGGACGTCCCGCTGTTCATGATGTTGTTGTTGCCCCATGGGTGGCAGTACAGATTCAGCCAGGCCCCGGCGGTATTGCGGGCACCCAGCGCTGCGCTGTTGCCGCGAAAGCCCATGCTGTGCGAGCCATCCGAGAAGCGCGTCGCCGCAGCTCCCGTGAGCATACCGGCGCAGACGACGGGGTACGGATACTGGCGCGGCGTCGCATAGGGCAGGAAGTAGCCCATGTACGCGCTCTCATAGACGGGGGTGCCCACCTTCATCGCAAGCGCCAGACGGCGATCGTTGATCGTCATCCAGTAGTCGATGCGCTGGTTGTGCGCCGGCACGCCCGAGAGCCTCACTCCGGGCTGAGTCTCGAAGGAGTTGGCAGACACATAGCCCGTAAAGACGCCGAAGAGCAGGTTGTAATAGTCGCTCGGGACCGAGTGATAGGACTTCACGCCGCAATACATCGGCACCGCGCCATCCGGGCCGGTGTAACCCGGGGCCGACATGATCACCTCGTGATCCGTGCCGCCGGTGTCGTAGCGCTCGATCGTCCAGCCGTTGTCGTCGGCCAGGTCATGGATCGCATCAAGCATCTCGTAATGCGCGAGCTGGCTCGTGTCGTCGACGAATCCGATCTGGTGCGGCATTACAGGCCCAGCGCGCTGCGGAACTTCGCCGGATTGCGGCTCAGGCGGTAGAGCTGCAGGTCATCGAACGCGTCAGAGTTCAGCTGCTTGAACACCAGTCCCTCCTCGAGGCCGAGCACGCCCTCGAGGCGCGCGTTCGTCTGTGTGGCGCCGCCGCGCGTGAGATCCGCCGCGGCCGCCTCGGACTGCGCCGCGACCAGGCTGACCGAGCCGCCGGTCGCGTAGCCCCGCGGCGGGCTCAGTCCCAGCGCGAGCTGCTGCGGGGAGATCGCGCCCGAGTTCAGGTCGCGCAGGAAGCCGGCGATCAGCGGGTTCGTCGCGACGCGCCGGCGCACGACGTACTCGCCCTCCTGCAGCATCGCCGGGATCTTGTCCGGCCCCGGGATGTTCAGCCGCTTGCCGCGCACCCGCCCGCCGGTGGCGTAGCCCTCGACGGGGCCACCCGTGGCGCCGGCGCCCGCGCCGCCCAGGCCGCCGAACGCGCGCAGGATCGCGAGCGTGGCCTGCTTGGCGAGCAGCTCGGCGGCGATCTGCGCGAGCGACTGCACGACGGTGAGCGCGAGCTGGCGGAACGCGTCCTCGAGCGACTCGATCGCGGCGAGGTTAGCAGCCAGGCCCGTGAGGCCGTCCTGCAGGCCGCTCTCGAGGCCCTGCCGGTAGCGCGCGGCGGAGTTCGTCGCGGCGTGGAAGGAGGCGGCGATCTGCGCGACCGAGGCCGCCTGCTGCTCGGCCTGGGCGATGAGCGCCGGGTCGCCCGTCGCCAGCGCGGCGCGCATCGACTCAGCCGACACCGCCCGCAGCACCTCGAGACGCTCGCGTGCGAGCTCGATGAGGCGGTTCTCGCCCTCGAGCTGCGTGAGCAGGCCCGCCTCCTGGTCGCGGCGGATCTGCTCTGCGTCACGGTTGAACGCCTCGAGCGCGCTCGTCGCGGCGCTCGAGGCCTGCTCGAAATTGAACCCCGCGGTAAGTGACGTCCTCAGCCGCGCGGCCTGCGCCTCGATTTCGGCGCTGGTGAGGCCGATCTGCGCCCCGAGGCGCTCGAGCTGGCGGATCTCCTCGGCGAGGTTGCGCTGGAAGGCCGCGTGGCGATTGCCCTCGATCTCGTCCAGTCGGTTCGCGACCTCGAGCTGGTCTTCGGCGAGCTTCCTGCCTTCCTCGGCCTGCTGACCGATGAGCTGCGCCAGCTCGCGCTCGAGCTCGAGGCGGCGCACGGCGATCTGCGCGCGCAGCTGATCGACCTGCCCGGCCTGGCGCGTGCGCTCGGAGTCGGTCTCGACGTCCTGCTGCTGGATCAGCCCGATCTGCGCCTGCAGCGCCTGCACCTCGGCTGCTCCGGCCTGTTGCGCCAGCTCGCGCCGGCGCACGTAATAGGCCTCGAGGCTGATCAGCCCGTCCTTGTAGGCCTGCTCGTCGGCCTGGGCGCGGATCGCACGCTCGGCGTCGGCGATCTTCTGCGCGTCCTGGATGCGCGCACGCGCGAGCTCGAGGCGGGCTCGGCGCTCTTCGGGCGTCTCGATCTTGGCGAGCTGGGAGCGATCGGTGCCATCGTCCGCCGTAGCGGCTCGCCGCGTCGAGAGGCGACGAGTCGAAGGCCCGCCACCTCGAGACGAGATCTCAAGCGCCGTCTGCGCATCCTTCAGCGCCCGGATGCGCTCCTCGAGGCGCGCGATCGTGCCCGCATCGCCGGCCTTCAGGGCTCGCTGCAGCGACTCCTGCGAGAGCGCCAGATCGCGGGCGATCTTCTCCGCCTCCGGTTTCGTCAGCTCGTCGTAGGCCTCGAACACCGTGGCCACGACACTGCCGAGGGCATCGCGTCCCGTCCGGCTGATCGTGGACTTCAGACGCTTGATCGCCTTGTCGGCGCGATCGATCCCGGCGGCCGTCTCGTTGCTGAGCACGCGCCCTGCGCGCTGGGCCTCGTCGGCGACGCGCTTCATCTCCGTGCCGCCCTCGGCGAAGAGCGGCACGAGGCTCGCTGCGCTCTTGCCCATAAGGTCCATCACGGCCCGCAGCCGATCCTCCTGGTTCGACAGGTCCTTGACCGCATCGGCCACGACCGCGAACTGGTCCTCGAGCGAGAGCTTCTGGAACTCGCGCGCCTCGATGCGGATCTGCTGGAACGCGCGCGCAGCCTCCCCGGTGGGGTTCGAGAGCGCGTTCGAGAGATTGCGCTGCAGGGTGCGCGCCGCGGCCTCGAGCGCGCCCAGGCCGTCACTACCCGCCGCCGCGCGCGCAGCTATCTGCAGGCGCGAGAATTCCTCGGCCGAGACGCCAATGCGCTTTGCCGCATCGACAGTTTCCGTCGCGGACTTCGCCACCGCGCGGCCGAAGGCCACAATGCCGGCGACCGACAGCCCGAGCCCCATGGCGCCCATCACGCGACGCAGCCCGCCGAGCGCGGTCGTGAGCGCCTTCGTGCTGCTCGTCGCAGAAGTGCTGGCCTCCTTCGCCTCGGTCTGCACCTTGCGGATCGCGCCGATGACCTCCGCGAGGCCTTCGGGCGTCAGCCGGACCTTGATCTCACGTGTCGCCATGGCTGTCCTTCAGGATCTCCGGCAGGGCGGGAGGTTTCGACTTGCTCTTGCGGTGCGGCGCGAGCAGCGCCCACACGAGCGTGCTGTGCCGAAACTCGACGGCCGCCTCGTCGCGCAGGCGCGCCATGAACGCCTCAAGGCCTGCGCGCACCGGCCAGTCGAGGATCTGCAGGGCCCGGTCGTAGTCGTGGCCCGCGAGCACCATGACAAGTTCCGACCAGGGCCCGGCATCGATCAGTTCGCGGCACCGTTGACCTTTCCGGCTTGCGCGCTGGCTGCGGTAGAGGTGAGGGAACTCACCAGGCAGGCCAGCGCACGCCCGAAAAAATCCGGCAGCACCTGGCCGGCGAGCGCGATGAGCCGCACGTGCTCTTGCGGGTCGGTCACCTGCTCGAGGTGCTCGGCGGTGGCGCGCGCGCCTTCGCGGCTCCACCGCTGGCCCTCGGGGACGAGATACCCGGCGAGCACCATCGGCATGCTCGCCGGGTCGAGCGTCTCGAAGCGCAGCCGCTGGGCGTAGTCCGCCTCGCTCTCGCCCTCGCGCTGCCAGAGCTGATCGAGATCGATCCCCTCGGACAGGGCCAGCAGCCAGGCGGCCTGCGCGAACGTCACCCGCTCGAGGTCAGTGAGTTCGAACGAGCGAGCGCCGAAGCGCTCGATCACGCGGCGAACTCGAGGATGCGGCCCATCTGCCCGAGCGTGCCGCCAGCCGGTTTGGTGCCGTCGGCCTCCATGGCCGCCGAGATCGTCAACGCACCGAACGCATCGGCGTTGATGAGCTGCAGCTCCTCGAGCGGGTTCATGGACAGGCGGTAAAGCTCGACGCGCGAGCGCGCGTTGCTCTCGGCGAGGTTGATACCCTCGTAGACGATCGAGACCACCGGAGCGGCCGTGTTGAGCAGCGCGAGCTGGTCCTGGGCGCCGTACTCGTAGGTGACGGTCAGCGGGAACACCGCGGCGGTCGGCACGAGGACGAACGTGAGCTTGCCGGTGTCGGCATCGAGCGTCCAGTGCGTGTTCTCGGTGAGCGACAACGGCGTGGTGTTCGCGTCCACCACCGTGAAGGTGACGCCTGAGCCGCGATTGATGCGGATGTGCGGCAGGAACATGATGTCGCCGGCGGCCGCGGCGGCGATCGCGTGCGTGGCGGTCGCCGTGGTGATGGCCGGGATGTCCGTGCCCGTGCCGCGCAGCGCGAGCACCAGGTTGTCCCGATCCATCTGATGCATGGTGATGTTGACCGTGCCATCGGTCTGCAGCGCGAGGCGCCGCGCGCGGTTCTTCTGCCCGCTGTAGGACTCGAAGTGGTCGATGTTCTGCACTTCGAAGCCGATCGAGAGCGCCGACACGTCACCCACCCAACGGTAGGCCGCGCTGCCGAAGGACGCGACGTGAACGCGGCCCTGGCCGTAGTAGTACTTCTCAGCCATTGAAACTCTCCTGGTCAGGTGATGTTGATGAGCGGGGCGTGACACTCGAACGTGATCGGGAAGGCCGCCCAGCCGAGCTCGATGGCCGGCGGTGGCCGGCCCGCATACCGAAAGGCGCTGTAGCCGGGCTGTTCAGGTCGCCAGCCGATAAGCGCCGTCAGGACCTGCCCCATCAGCTCGCCGGCTTCCTGGAACGAGGCGTCGGCGTACAGCTTGTCGGGCACCGCGGCCGTGGCGACGAAGACCGTCCAGCGCTGCAGGTCGAGCGCCGCGCGGCCCTGTCCGCGGTTGTCGACGGCCTCGCCCTCCGCCGGCTGGACCCAGATGAGCGGCACGATCCTCGTGGGATCGAGCGCGCCGGCGAAGGACGCCACCGAGCCGATCGTCACGGTCGGGATCTGCTCGCGCAGCCTCGCGCGGATGATCAGCTCGAGCGCGAGCGGGTTCACGATAGACTCTCCACCAGGCCCGCGGCCGCGGCCGCGCGCAGCTCGTCAGGTCGGATCCACAGGCGCTGGCCCGCGACGTAGCGCCGGCCGAGCAGCGCGCCGCCGGCGAGCGTGCGCACGAGGCAGGTCTCGACCGTGTTCACCGGCTCGATGCGCGGCAGCACGCCCGGCGCCGGCACGACCTCGGCCGGGTCATACAGGCCGAAGACGTCGACGAGGGGCCCACCGAGGGCCCTCACCGGGACCGGCAGCGTGTCCTTGATCACCTGCCAGGCCTCGAGGTGCGTCTCGAGCGGCGTGCGCCGACCGCCCGGCGTGCCTTCCGGCAGATCCTGGTAGAGGTCCATGCCGGCGAGCAGCACCAGGTGCGCGCCCATCACGTAGGCGTGGTACACGGCCTGCGTGCCGGTCCAGCGCACGTTCGGAAACGGCTGCGCGAGGTAGTCGCAGGTGTTCGGGTCGCGTCCGATCACCGGAATGCCGAAGGCGCGCACCTTGTCCGCGATGTCATCCATCGCCGAAACGTAATCACACGGCCCCCACAGGCACCCGTGCTCGTTGGCGCTGATGCGCAGCGCCGGCGGCGCGCCGGCCATCTGCGCGGCCAGGGACGAGCCACCGCCCAGCACGATGAAGGTCGCGCCGCGATGGCGGCCGCGCAGCGTCGCCTCGAAATCCGCGCGCCGCGCAGGCTCGGGCCGGCGCAGGCGCTTCATCGGGCTGCGCTTTTGCGCCTCGAGCGTGATGCGCCAGGCCTGCGAGGCGCCGGCCATGCCGAGGCAGCGCGCCCGCGAGTGCCCGAAGACCTGCATGAGCAGCTGCGCCCACTCGGGGTAGCTGCGGCGGTTCACGTGCAGGTCGACGCCCCGAAACACGTGCGGGTAGTCGGCCACCGTGATCGTGACCGTTTTCGCCGCCACCCGCGCGAGCTCGCGCAGCGCGGCCTCGGTGTCCTCGGGCAGCAAGTGCTCGAGCACGTCGAAGCAGGTCACGTGATCGAACGCGCCGTCGGCAAAGGGCAGCTCGTGCGCCTCGGCGTAGCGCACCCCCTCGCCCAGCAGCGCCGGCACGACCTCCGTGCCCTGCACCGGCTCGAAGCCCAGGTCGCGGGCGAGCTCGAGCACCTCGCCGCGCCCGCAGCCGACGTCGAGCAGCGAGCCGCCGCGCAGGCTCTGCAGATCGCGCAGCGCCGCCCACTTTCGGGCCTCGCCCATCCGGTACTCGTCGTGGCTGTAGGCCTCGTTGTACTTGTCGATCTCCGTCTTGCGGGTCATGCGTACTGGCGGATGCGCAGGTGGGCCATGCCGCCCGCATCCGCCACGGCGTCCGAGCCGCCCTCCATCAGGGTGTACAAAATCCCGCGCACCACAACCGTCGAACCCTCCTGCGCACCGAGGCGCTGAAGTTCGGTCATCGTGAGACTGATCACCGGCGCGGGGGCATCCGCAGGCGCAAGGCCGAGCATGACTGCACTACGCTGATCGGTGAATATGACGCGAGCGTTGCCACCCTGCTCGAAGGTTGCGGCCTCCCCGAAGACTCGGAGCGAGGCCGCATTGACCCTCGAGTCGATCTGCTCGATCGACATCGATCAGGTCCGCGTCGCGTTGCCCGGGGTGAGCTTCACGAGGCAGGTCGTCTCGGCGTTGAGCCCTGCGCGCATGGCAACCGCACCGCCGGTAATGTCACCGGTCGCGGGCGAGGCCGACGAATCGTCGAACTCGCCGGCACCGGAGGCCGCCGAGACGTCGAACACCAGCTTTTCACCGATAGCGAACACTGCCGCAGGCACCTTGGGCAGTTCGAACACACCCTCGATGGCGACCGGGATTACATCGCCAGAACCGCCGCTCTTGAGTGCCACACCCAGCGTGTGGCCGGTTACCACGACCTGGCCGGACGTGATCGCCCCGCCAGCCGTGTAGTTCATCACGTCGCCACGGGCGACAAACTTGTCGGTCATTTCGATACTCCTTCAGGGAGAAATGAAAAGGGCCCCGAAGGGCCCTTCTTGTTGCCGTCAGCGCGCCTGATCAGGCGCCGGCGTTGCGGTAGCCCGCGCGCCAGTCGATCGCGGCGATGCCATAGTCGAGGCGCACCTTCATGTTGAGGGCATCGGTCATGAACTCGATCTCCTCGTCGATGAAGGGCTCCTGCACGCCGTCCAGGAACGCGACCTCGAAGGCCTCGGTGTCCGCCGGGTCCGCGAACAGATACCAGGGGTTGCCCGACAGGTACGGGCTCGAGACCACCTCGAGGTTCAACTGCGCCTGCACGTAGTTTCGCTTGGCAGAATTGCTCTGCGCCACGTCCGTGAGGGAGTTCACGACTTCCCAGGCGATCTGCTTCTTCGTCGGCGCGCACAACAGCACGCGGGGCTGGATGACGACGAAGTCGTTCAGTCCCTTGTCCTTCTGCGCCATCATCGCCGCCTCGCCGATGGCGATGTTCGCCACTGTGATCGCAGTGCCCGAGCTGGTGAGGTTCGCGTGACCGCCAGCCGTGGTGATCGCCGTCGCGTTGAAGAACGCGCCACCATCCGACATGGTCGGACCCGCCCCCGCGGCGCTCGTGAGCAGCGTGTACACGTCAGCCTCGACGGTGCGCGCCGCGGCGCGACCCATCTTGCGGGCTCGATCGGTGAAGCCGCCCAGGTCATCGTTCACGATCATCTCGCGGCTGAGCTGCAGGAAGCGGCCCTTGGTGAGCGCCTGGATGGTTTCCTTCTCTTCCTTGATCGTGCCCTGCTGGTACTCACCGCCCTCGATCTTGGTCGCCAGCGAGCTGAACGAACCGACCGTGATGCGGCTGTTCTGCTTGAAGTCCGACACCGAGCCGGTCTTGCACCAGCGGTTCCAGGTGACCGGCGCCAACGCGTAGGCCTTGCGCAGCACCTTGCCGGCGGTGTTGGCCAGGAGCGAGGGGAAGTCGCTCGTGGTGTGCGAAGCCAGCACCTTGCGCGCGGTCGCGTCCTTGGTGAAGCCGCGCACCGACACGCCGCGGGCCCGCAGCGCGTGGGCGGCAAGGTCCGCGAAGCTCATGCCGTTGTACTCGTTGCCCGCCTCGCGCTTCTCGATCCCGGCGCGCGCGAGCAGCGCCGCCTCGGCGCCGGCGAGGAACTTGTCGCGGGCATCGGTGCCGGGCTGAACGTTTGCATCTCCGGCGGTCGGCGTGCTGGCCTTGCCGAGCTCGTCGAGCAGGCGCTTGCGCGCTGCATCGATCGTCACCTTCTGGTCTGTCACGCACTCATCGCGCAGCGTGTTGAACTGCGGGAAGCTCGCGAAGAGCGTGCGGATCTCTCCCGCGCGCGCGGCCTCGCGGGCCAGGGCCTCGGCGACCGCCGCATCGACCTTGGCCTTCGTTTCGGGCTGGTCCACGACGTCGGTGGTCGTCTTCTTGTCGGCGTGGTTGGCCGACGCTCCTACGGTCTGAGCCATCTCGGTCTCCTCAGTTGCATCGGCGTTGGCCGAATGGAAAATTTCTGCGGCAACCCGCAGCGGAACATCCGTGGCCGCCTTCAGGCAGCCCTCGGAAAACTTCTTGAACTTGGCGAGGTGCTCGGCGCGCGCGGCCGCGGAGGCTTCCTCGCCCTCCTCTTCGGCATCCTCATCCCGGGTGTCGGCAAATCCGCGCTCGACAGCCTCCGCCGAGGTCAGCCAGGTCTCCGCATCGAGCAGCTTCTCGATCTCGTCGCGCGCGATCTTCGTGCGCAGGTGATAGATATCGATGAGGGAATCGCCGACCTTGTCGAGCATGTCGGCGGTCTCGCGCATGTCGTCCGCGTCGCCCATGGCGAAGGTCCACGGGTTGTGGACCATCATCATTGAGCCAGCCCCCATGTGGATGCTGTCCCCGCACATGGCGATGAAGGACGCCGCGGAGGCGGCGAGCCCCTCGACGGTCACGACCTTCTTCGCCTCGTGGGCCTTCAGGGCGTTGTAGATGGCGATGCCATCGAACACCGCACCGCCCGGACTGTTGATGCGGACGTGGATCTCGTCGACCTTACCGAGCGCCTTGAGCTCGTCGATGAAGCGCTTCGAGGTGAGCCCATCGCCGTACCAGTTCTCGCCGATCGGCTCGTGGATCAGGATCTCCGCCTTCTTGTTGGCGAGGGCCACGATCTTGATGCCGCGCATGGCGGCGTTGGCATTGATGCTCATGCGTTGCTGGCTCCGTTTTCATTTTCGCCCTGGCCGGGATTTCCCTCGTCGGGATCGTCCTCACGCTCTGGCTGCGGGTCGGCTTGCTGGAGGTCGAGGAACTCGATGCCAAGGCGCTCGCGCTCCTTGCGATCGCGCTCGATCTCGCGGTTGACCTGGTCCGGGTTGTCGCCACGCTCGCGGATGATTCGGCTGCGAGCCTTGAGCGCCCACTTGAGTTGCATCACCTGCGCCTCGGTCTCCTTCACCGGATCGATCCAGACCATCGAAGGGCCGGTATGCACGCAGTCGTAGAGAGTCTCCCGATCGACGTTGCGCGGGATCTCGATTGCACCGGAGGCGACCACCGCGTCGATAAAGCCGTCCCACACTGGCTGGGCCACCCGGTATACGAAGCTCGATCCGAGGCCCTGATACATGCCCCACTGCTCGACGAGCTCCTGACGCTGCGCCGAGTAGGTGCCGTTGTAGTTCTTCGATGAGGACGAGAACGAGACCTTGGTTCCGGCCGCCGCCGCGCGCAGTTGTGAGTCGCGAAACGGGATCAGCGCATTGTTCGGCCGGCGCGTGTCGATCGTGCCGATCTCCTCGCCGGGCTGCAGGTCATCGAAGACGATGCCCGCCATGAACTCCATGTTGCGGGCCCGTGGCTGGCCCATCTCATCGACCGCCGCCTCGTACATGTCTGGCGTGGCCTTCTTGATGTAGGCGGCCATCGAGGCGGCGACCTTGGCGGCGACTCTTTCCGCCTCATCGATCTCCTTGATGTCGCCGTAACGGTTGAGCACCGACGCGAAGAGCGTCACACCGCGCGCTTGGTGGAATCGCTTCACCAGCTTCAGGTGCACCATGGACTGGGCCGGGATGCGCTTCGCTTCGAGCTTGAAGCTCAGGGTCGAGCCCGGGTGCTCCTTGAGCACGTGGAAGGCGATCGTACGACCCCACGCGTTGCGCTCGATCCCCTGGGTGATGCGGCGGCTCGCATCGTTCAAGTCATCCGGGACGAAGTCCGCCTCAAGGTACTCGAGCGCGTATGGCAACACCGTGCCGTAGGTGAGCCCAGGTACGTTTCCGATGAGCTTCTGCGCGAAGACATCTCCGTCACGCGCCCAGGAGCGCACCATCAAGCGCTGCCCCTCGTAGAGGTGGAACTGGCCCGTCACGTCGTGTTCGTGCGCCCAGAGGTCGTGCAGGCGCATCAGGTGGCTGTTGAACTCCGTGGCCGGCTCGCCGCTCGTGAGGAGCACCTGCGGCTCGGGCTGTACACCGCGACCGATGATGTTCGTCTCAAGAATGTCGAGCACGCCCGAAGCGATGTCGAAGTTCTGGTCGAGATGGCGCGCGCTGGCGCGCATGCCGATGTTTGCGCGCTCGTTCTGTGCATCCCCCGAGCGCCGATCCTTCGGCTTCTTGCGCAGGCGGCTTTCCTCGTCCGCCTCGTAATAGGCCTTAAGCGCGCGGCGCGCGGCGGCCCGATGCAGCGCCATGCGGGGCGCCACCGGCGCCACCACATAGCGATCGAACCAGTTCAACGGCAGCTCCGGAAGCCCGCGACCGAGTAGCTCACCCGAGAGCCACGGCGCAGCTGCGTGACCATCCTGTTCCAGTAGTCGATCGCCTTGAGTAGATCTTCCATGGACTGGTACGTCACGGACCGCTCACCGAAGCGCACGGTCAGCTCGGCGCCGACCTGCGCGGCCAGCAATGCGTCGAGCTGTGCCTGGGCTTGCGCCAGCGTGATGCCACTCATTTCCTGAACCACCCTTTGCGTTGAAACGTTCTGACTGGTCGCGGTCGGTCAGCGGCGGGCGGATCGCTTGCTTGCTCGCCACCAGTGGCTGCCGCCGGCGACTGGACGCTGCGCTGCAGCCGATGCAGCCCCATCGAATGCGCAGCCGCGACGTTGAGCGCCTCGCAGTCGAGGCGATGGTTCTCGCGACGCACCTTCACCCAGGTCCACTTGCCAGAGGGTTTCACCACGCGCGCCTCGGCGGTGAGCTGCTGGCAGTACTCGTCGGTGACATCCTGCGGCAGGTGCCAGGCGCCGGGCTGATCCACCGGCCAGAGCAAGCGACCATGCACCCAGGACTTGAAATAGTCGGAGTCCATGTGCCAGAGCTGCAGGCCCTGCTTCAGCGTCTTTCCGCGGAACGTCACGTCAATGAGGGACGGCGCGAGCGGCCTCGACAGCGTGTCGTGACCCTTCGTCGCAATCACCCGCGCCTTGTGCTGCAAGGCGAATGAGTAGACCAGGTGGTCAGGCCTGCGCCATTTGTCGCCCGGCCTGTACCCCGAATCGACCGCCATGCGGCGGATGCGCTTGCCGGCCCAGTCTCGGTCGAGCAGTTCGGACAGCTCGAGCCAGACGGCCTCCTGCTCGGTCTCGCCCCAGATCTCGCCCTCGTCTATCAGCCAGGACTCGCCACGCAGGCCCCAACCGCGCACCACGTAGATGAGCCGGTTCTTCTGGACGTCGACACCGCACGTGAGCGCCCGCACTGCTGCCGGCACCGAGCCCATCGAGTACGCTCCACATAGCCCGCGCACCTCTTCCCAGGGCGTCGCATCGGCCCCCGCCTTGTAGAGTTCACCGAAGCGCGTGTTGATCGTCGATCGGACGCGCTCCTGGTCGCCCGATCGGGAAGCGCGCAGCCAGTCCGCTGCACGCTGCCCGAAGCTTCTCCAGGGTGAGAGCAGCCCGGATATCCAGAAACTGGCAGTGTCCGAATCGGGCGGATCACCAAAGACCTCGCCATCCACTATCGACTGCCCTGGCGCCAGGAACTCCCCGGCATCAGCCATGCTCCGACGGTGTTCGTCGCCGATCAGGTCCCCGCAACAAGGGCAGGCAAGGCGCGCTTCCTTCAGGGCTCGCTTCGGCGTGCACTTCTCCGGCCAGGTCAGGAGCTTGAATCGCGGGACAAAGTAATCACCACATGCAGGACAGGGAACAGCCAGCTCGAACCGGGTCCCCTCCTGCCACAGCAGCCAGACAGGGCTCTGCAGGTCCTCCGCTTCCGCCACATCCCAATGCTCGATGCCGGTCTTGGGATGCTTCGACGACGTGACGTTTCCCTCGGTCGGCGTCGACGTGATGATCAGGCGCCCATCCGGATACGTCGCGATGCGCGCTTCCGCCAGGGTGACCGGGTCACCTTCGCCAGGAATCGGCTCCATGCGATCGACCTCGTCGATCAGCACGCTATGGGCGGGCTGAGACGCGAGCTCGGTAGCCGATCCCGCCCAGGCCAGTCGCAGCGTCACGCCGGCGACGCGCTTGACGAGCTTCTGCGCCTTGCGGCCCTGCAGCGTCTTGCGCCATAGGCTGTCGCAGCCGCGCAGCATCTGATCGACCTGCGGCTCGATCACCCCATCGACGTTCGACTTTGTCGGGCCGAAGTAGAGGATCGGCGCCGGATCATCATCGAGCTTCTTGCCGATCAGGTTCAGCAGACTGGCGGTCTTGCCCATCTGCGAACCGCACATGACGACTACCCGTTTGTAACGGGGGTCCTCACAGGCCGCCATGATCGGCAGCATGTAGGGGGTTCGACGACTACGAAACCTTCCTGGCTCGGCGCTTCCGAGCGGGAGCACGCGGCTTTGATCTGCCCACTCGCTCGCGCTGCGGTTCGGCGGGGGCTTCAGGATCAGCCCCATCGTCATCAGCGGCGCCGAAAGATTCCGCAAGCTTTGTGACTGCGTCACCAACGGCGGCTCTGACATCCCGGAGCTCGTCGAGGAGTCGCTGCCTGATGACTGCGGCGTCGGTGGTTCCTGCAAATTCACTGGCTACCCGGCCCGGCACAGCGTCGTGGCGCGCCGCCAACTCCGCGCCGAGAATTGAGAAAACTTCCGCAATCTGGCCGACGAGTACGATCTCGCCGCGAGCGCGTGCGTTTTCGATCGCGAACTTGTCGGCCTGCTCCTTCGCGAGCCGCTCGCGCTCTGAACCTTTCGGCTGGCGCCGTGAGAAAACCCACGGCGCGGCGAGTTTCGGATCGATCGTGACCCGGCTTCCTTTGCCAGCTTTTTTCCGCCGGCACGGCATCCCGGCGTCGATCCACTCGCTTACCGCCTGGTGCGAGACGCCGAAGAGCTCGGCGAACTCACGTGCGCTACACTGCGGCCATCGCGTCATGGCAAGAAGCAAGCAACTTTTTCGATCTCACATCCAAAAAAATCGCGGACCGGATAACCCGCAGTGGGGGTGCCCCGGAAGGACCCGCGAACGCCACGGCAACGCCTCATAGCCTTCCCGCCGTCGCTAGCGTCATGTGTGCCTCGAACAGCGCAGCGAAGCGAGCGCGGAAGATCTGCTCGGCCAGATCGAACACTGGATAGCTCGGCTTATAACGTGCGGCGTTGACGATGCGCAGCGCCGAATTCAGTGAACTGCCGAAGCCCGTGCGCGTGCGCCGGTAGATGCCGCGCGGCAAATGCTGTGGCCGGCCATCTCCACGATCAGCCGCTGGGCCAGCGCTATAGAAGTAAATGGATCGCTTCGCGATGTCTCCCCGGCGCTGCCGCCTGTGGCGACTCCTCGGCGTCGCGTTCTGTTTCGGATCTCGCCGCGCGGCCAGGTCCGAAAGCATGGCGTTGATAATGCCAGCGCGTACGTTACCGTACTGATCAAGTTCTATGCCTTTGCCCGGCACGGTGTACTCGCCGGGTCCTAGCACACCCGGCCGATCGCGCAGCAAGCGCTCATAGGGCTTCTGGCCGCGCTGACCACCTATGACGTTGCTCAGCAAGTAGGTTGCTGGGGGCGTGCCCTTGAGAGCGTAGTCCCGCACGAAGACCTCGGCATACACCCGGTCCTTCGTGGCCTTCCTGTACAGGATGGCGTTCAGCGTCATCCTGGTCGGGCGATCGAACACCTTCGGCATGGCATCCCGCCACGCCTGGCGCGTCTGGTATGCGGCATCGTTCAGCGCGCGCATCGTGGCGTACGGGAGCTGGCGCTTCTCGATATCGGTGAACTCGCGTATCAGCGAGCTCGCATCCAGGCGGACGCGGAACATCAGGGATCGACCGTGATCCGGACTACCGCCTCGTACCGCGCGGTGTCGGGCAAGGTCACGACGGTGTTCACGACATCGTAGGTCTGCCCGGACTCGGCGCCGGTGGTGTCCATGAACGCCAGCGTGCGCTGCAGGCCGGGATCATTGTCGAGCACCTCGCCATCGACCACGATTCCGCTGCCCACGGGCGCCGCCCACGTGCTCGAGGTGATCTCCTCGGTGAGACTCGCAGCGCTCAGCGCATGGGCCGTCCAGGTGATCGTGCCGTCGACGACAGTCCCGCCTGGTGCCGTCGGCCAGGCGATCTTCGCGTTATCGAGGCCGTTCGAGGTGCCGCCCGAGCTCTCGTACTCGAGGCCGGTGTCCCGCCTGCCGAGCTCGGTGATGCGGATGCGAGTGCCGAGCGGATGCGGTTTGCCAGGCTCGCGCCGACGCGCAAAGTCGCGCGTCCAGTCGAATCCGTAGCGCAGCCGCGCGTTCAGGCGCTGGCAAACGGTCAGGAGCGGATAGCAGTCGGCCATGGCCGAATCAGGTTGGGTCGGCCACTTCGATGTCGAACGCCGGCACCGTGACCGTGCCACCGTTCGTCAGCGCCTGCGAACCGCAGGTGGTCACGTAGAGCAGGACGCTGGCGCTCGCGAGCACGATGTGGCCCGCGGTGCCGCTGACGTCAATCGGGACGTTCGACTGCTGCCCGATCGTGACCTTGCGGCCCGAGACGTCACCATTGCCCTTGGTGAAATCACCCGAGTCGATCGCCACATCGGCGAGTGCGACTGCGGCGATACCGGCGAAGTTGGCCGGCTCGGTCGAGCACACGTACAGCGTGGTCGCGGCGGCGATGATGGCGTCGGCCATCGCGTCGAGAATGGCGTCCGGGGTTGCTTTGCCCATGTGCTCTTACTCCGAGGGGTTGGTCGCGGCGTGGCCGTGCCGGCCCGCATCCACGGCGAGGGTTTTGGGGGACAGGTCAGGCGTGCCGGCGGGCAGATCAGCGGCGCGAGCCCAGCCCTGCATCGCGAAGTAGTGCGCGATCTCCACTGGCACGACGCGCGTCTCGCCCTTGAAGTAGACGCCGCTCGCGTCGCGGATGTCTGAGAGGATCTCGATCGTCTTCATGCTGGTGCCTCAATGAACCGTGTGGATGCGTGTGGCGCTCGCGACGATGTAGGTGCGCTGCTGGCTTCTCACGACGAACACCGTCTCCGCGTCGACCGCGCCTGGCCGGCGCAGCGCCACCGTGTCGGCCAGGTGCGCATGCAGGGCGTCCGAGACGATCAGCGTCCCGGCCTGCGTGAGATCCACGACCCCGGCCTCATGCAGGTGCAGGGCCGAGGCCACTGCCAGGACGTAGCCCACCGTGAGCGTCGGGCTGTCGGCGAGCTGCGCATGCAGCGCATCGGCCACCGTCACCGTAAAGCCAAAGCTCAGCGCGACCTGCTCTACCGTGTGGCCGTGCGTCGCATCGTCCATGTCGAGGACGTGCGCCTGGATCAGCGTCACCGCATCAGCAGCGTGGCCGTGGCTCGAGTCCGCCACCGCGAGGTTCAGCTCGGTCGACAGGGTCGGGCTGTCCGCAGAGGTCGCGTGGGCAGCCTCGTCCACGCTCAGCGTGCGCGCCTGGATCAGCGAGACGCTCTCGGCCAGGTGCCCGTGCGTCGCCTCGCTCACCGACAGGGCGAAACCGGCGAGCAGCGTCGGCGAGTCCGCGAGCTGCGCGTGCAGGGCGTCGTCGACCTCGAGCACGTTCGCCTGAATCAGATCCAGCACATCGGCCAGATGGGCGTGCGTGGCATCGTGGGCCGTGAGCACATTCGCCTGGGCCAGCGCGGGCGAGTCAGCTGTATGGCCATGCGCGGCCTCGTCGGCGGACAGCACCGTCGCCTGCGTGAGCGTCGGGCTCTCAACGGCGTGCCCGTGCGTCGCCTCGTTCGAGCTCAGCACGTGGCCCTGGGTGAGACTCGGGCTGTCGGCCGCGTGCCCGTGCAGGCCATCGTTCGACGTGAGCGTATTCGCCTGGCTCAGCGCCGGCGCATCAACGGCGTGACCATGCGTCGCGTCATTGACGGTCAGGCTGATGGCGCCAACGCTCTGCGTCGCCCACGCGCCCCAGGTCGCGTCCGAGGCGTCCCACACCCGCACATCGAACGAGGCCGGCGTGTTGCCGGAGCTGAACTGCCACGTCGCGTCGGTGTTGATCGTCAGCCCAGTCGGCGCTGATCCACCACCCACACCGCGATACTGAATCTGATCGCCGCTAGCGATATCCGCGACGGCCGTGATGCGATTCGCAGCGGTGGCGTTCGGCGTGCCGACGTCGACGTAGAGCTGGCCGCTCGGCGGGTTGACCGTGATGGCCAACTCGCCGAAGGCGCTGTCGCTCGTGCGCGTCGCTCGTAGCGTCGCCGCGCCGAACTTGATGTCCGCGC